GTTCTTTTACTGCTTCCGACTCTGCGGAATCTTCGGAATCACTTTCTTGATCTTGTGCCTCCACGATTTTATTAAGCAGAGCTAAAACTTCGTCGGCTTGGGGTCGAGGGAATTTTTCATCAATCGACTTTGCCGAATCAGCCAGTGCTCGTTCTTCAGCAGTTAGCTTGCGAGGCTTACAACGCAGGACTTGAAGTTGATATTCAACGTTAAAGGGAAGCGGGCCTGTTTTGACACGCTTAAATACTACATCCCATCCGGTTTCATAATCAGTAGGGTCACCTAAATCTTCTGCTGCAGTTACAATTTGTTCGAACAGTTTCTTTTTAAGATTTAGTGCGACTACTTTTTGATTTTTGATGTCAATGCAGTTTACTGAGTAACTCCAGTTACACTTGAGATCTGGAAAAAATTCTGGTACGTGATCAGTTTCAACATTGTCGAACTTTTCTTTTTCACGATTAAATGCAAGGCACTCAACCGGAATATCTTTGTTATTACTGCCCTTGAGCCAGTAAATATAACGAGGAAGAACTCCTCCAATCAACCTAACAGAATTCTCTCCGTCTTTGTATTCGTAAGATTCTACTTTGTTAGACTGTGCTTTGCCTTTGGTTTGCTTAAATGATAATGCCACTTTTATCCTCGTATTTAAAATACAGTTTGTTTTCTTTAAGTTTTATTAAGGGATTGTATTTAATTGCAGAAATATTTAGGTCTGGAAAAAAGCTCAAATCTAAGTAAGTTATGCCGTAGTTTTTATAAATAAAATAATCTCGTCTTGCGGCTAATTTTAGATATTGAGCTTTATAGACCGTATCAGTTAGTTTGTCGTTGAAAAAATCTTTGGGATTTATCAAAAAACTCAAACCTTTCAGAGATTTTTTAAGCGGCTTATACTTCTGGTATGCAGTTTTAGGTATAGTTTGCTTAATGTACCAATAATATAAGGCTTGTATTAAATACTCTGAATCGTTTTTGGTTTCTGCTTCTAACACTTCTAAGTTGAAAAACAACATTACTTCTCAACCTTAACTAATATTATATCAGAATTGAATAGCGATGACAAGTTAAAATTTTACACGGTAATAACTTCCCAGCCTTTGCGAAGATAAAGGCTTAACCTATCGTTATTCTGCTTTCTATCAGTATATCCAGCAAATTGAATATCCAATACTTCAGGTGGATTTTTCTTATCTGGATGTTGACGCTGTATTCGCCCAATAATTTGTTCTAGTAATGCGTCATTGCTGCCAATTGGTGAAGCCAAAATAACACTACTTAAAATATTTATTGAAATGCCTTCTGAAAAGATTTGTCTGCTACCAACAACGCACATCTTTTGTTTGCTGAGTAACTGCTCTTTGGCAAGTTCTCGGGCCTCATAATCTGTGTCGCCAGTAACCAACACACACGTTTCACCAACATATTCAGCAACCTGTTTTAAAAATTCAACCCTATCAGCCATTACTAATACACTGTGACCAGCCACTACTTGCGCCAGTGCTACACCGGCAATAAATCTTATATAATGGTCATCTGTTAGCAGCTTGGTAACACGTTCAGCCCACGGCAGTTGAGGGTCTAGTTTATGAGTAGTTTTTAATAGCTTTACTACTGGAGTAAGAGTATCACTTTGTGGTGGTTGATATACTTTAGTACCAAAATAGTCAGGAAACATTTTATGCTTCCCATCTTTGCGTACCATTGTTCCACTCAGTGCTATACGATACCTAGCATAACTGCTATCTACAAATTCTGTAAACATTGTGGCCGGACAGTGATGAGCTTCATCCAAAATAATAGTACCGAACTCTTTAGCCAATTCAGCACTGTATTTTTTTAAACTTTGAATGTTGCCTACCACTATAAAGTGATCTTCGATATCATACTTTCCGCTACCGATTACACCAGGTTCCATTCCAAATAATTGTATACACTCAGTAATCCATTGATCTCTCAATGCTGTTGTATGTGTAATTACTAATGTTTTTTGACCCAGCTTTTTAGCAATATGTAATGCGGTAAAAGTCTTGCCCCATCCTACAAGAGCATTAATAAAGCAAGTATCAGATACATCATCATAAACAACTTGTTGAGCTGCTCTGAGGGGATATTTAGCGTCAGGAAAGGGAACAACATTATTTACTCTCTTGTCAACGATTTCATATTCTGGAGGTATTAGATCCAGTCTGCCTTGTGGAATAGAAATTATACCTTTTACTAAATTTTTGTAAGTCTTGATAGTTTCTACACTAGCAACTGGACCTGTTTTCTTTGTACCAGTAAAACTTTTATTAAACTTGTATGTAAGCTGACCTTCAATAAACTTCCTAGCTGCTGGACCCGGATCATCAATATAAATTCTATTAGATATTACTGCTTTAGCCATTATACTGTTCTCCAAGTTTCTTTATACTTGGCTTCATAGATTCCATATAGTACCGGCATTTTATTTATTAATAGTACGCCAGCCCAAACGTGTTGTGCATGGGGTTTGTATAATACTTTAAATCGCATAGCATTTTTTAAACACACTATGTAACCAAAACCCCCGCTGGAAATAATTTTTTCAATTTCAAAAAATCGCAGTTTGGCGCGTGTTGTTTTTTTATAAGTAAATACTTTTCCTAAGCTATCTATAAACCAGCTATTGCTTTTTGCTAATTTTATAAAATCACCTAAAAAGTATATAGCGTCCTTTAGTGGATAGATCCTGGCTGAACGATTTTTTACAAGTTGTAGTCTACGTTCAGCCAGTGTATTACCAACTAAATTCTTATCGTCAATAATTCTATAGTTTGATACATAAGTAGCAGAGTCTTGCTTAAAAGACTCTGCTACTGTAAATACTAAATTATTGATTTGCTCTGGACGTTTAC